ACCTTCATCAACACATGTGCGAACGTACTCATCAATGAATGCAATCTTGTTCAGATGCACATTGAACTGATGATTCAGAAGGATCTCGTTCTGCTTGGCAGCGTCACGATCTTCCCAGGTTACAGGACGAACGTTGAACACATCATCCGTACTGAGGAAAGGATCCGTCAGTGCAGGGTATCTCCACTCGGCCTGCTTTCGAATCAGCTTAGGCTGAACAGAAGACCGATTGGCTCCGGTATTGGGTACAGCCTTTCCGGTGACATGCATATTGTCCAGCCAGTTTTTGACCTTCGACTGCTGGACATCATGAATAGGCTTGGCATCCTGAAGATCTTGCTTCAGGTCTTTCAGTTGAGGCGGATTCTTCCAGTTCGTCAAAGGACGAACAGGGGCTTCGAGCGTTGCTTCACGTTGATCCATTCTATTTCCTGGTTTGTTCTAGGTAGTTAGTAGCTACTCGATTATACCCAACCGTTTGCACGGAGCCGGTTGTATTGACCTCCCTGATCCGTATCCAGGCTTTCACTTTCAAGTCGCATGCACTCAGCTTCGTACTTGGCGTAGTAGCTGTTACCTGCATGAAACTCGTTAGTCATTCCAACAGGGTTGTGGCAACGGGAAGCAATGAAATAAAGAAGTGCCTGGAGATGGCTGTATGGAAGTTCAAGTTCCGTGTTATCCGGATCAATGTAACCGTACTCAAGTACAACACGGGGATGGTTGGCTCGATACTCCAGCCTCATCAAACCATTCTGTGCCAGGAACTCTGCAGGAATTTTCAGCACAGATGGACTAATGGAACGGCAAGCCAGCAGATTGGCTTCATCGTTAAGCGCCCATTCCTTGCCCGTTGCATCAAAGACCCGTTCCACCTTCAGTAGATCAGGAGCACTCAGGGAGTAACTCAGCTGATCTGGCACCAGAGGAACAATAAGCTCCCCTTCTTTCAAACAGAATCGGGTATAGAGACTGGTCAGTCCCAGGTTGAGATGGGCAATAACCTTCCCATAATTGCTTGGATCAATCCGCCCTACTTCACCTCCACCAAGAGATAGTTGAGAGAGTTCACCAACAGAGAGTTGCTCGAAAACTTCAGAGAGTTTCATTCCTTTTCCTTAAACGATGTACGAGATGATCCGATCAACAGGTTCATCATCAATGTCTATTTCCCACATCCCGTTTTCACCAATGGTAATGGGAGCTTCTTCTGATGGTTTCCAAGGATTCATGGAAGTCAGCATCGAGATTGTATCGATGAAGTCATCGTGTTTGCTTTTGAATCCACCAGGTGTGACCAGGGTAAGTTCAGACAATGCTTCAGCCAGTTCAGGAGAACTCTTCTTTTCAATTGGGAAGAAGATTTTTCTTGCCTTGAACAATGGAACTACTGTGTTGAAGCGAACCAGTTTATTAGTATTGGGCCTAATACCCAAAGCATTATTATTGTTTTCAGAAGCCAGAGGGAAATAGATATTCCGCTCAAGCATCTGAGCCTGGATCCATTGAATGAATCCACCTTGTTGTCCGGTAACTTCAATCCCGACACCTTGGGGCTTGTACATCTGAGCAAACCTGAACAGAGCATCAATGTTCTTGTCCATGGTCTGACGTTTGACTACACCATCTACCCAGAGCCAATCTCCTACATTGTTGTAGGCCCAGACAGAGATTACCGAGTAGTCTGCTTTCTGCTTCTCACTGGTAGCAAAGTCAGTAGTGATATAGAAGTTGAATCGTTGTTTGTTCCGTAGAACTGCATCGATCTTGTACCAACCAATGTCGTGATCCTGAATCAGACGATCTTCATCACTCATGATTCGAAGCATCAGTTCCTGGTTGAAGGTATCCACCTTCCCAAGCTTTACCGCATCGTCGTACTGCTTCTTCACGTAGTCATACGTGAATCGATCAGGCCATGAACCCCGGAAGTCTTCTCGAGCACAGGGGAATTGCTCGCAGACGGGGAACACGTTAACGGCCCAGGCTCCGGACTCTACTGCCTTGTACAAGGGATCCTTGGAGTTAAAGGGAGTGCCTGACCAAATGATCATGTTCTTGGTGGGATGCAAGGCGTAGTTCACTGCCTTGTAGACCGTATCCTCGACCGCAGAGATGACCGTTACCGAACGTGCATCCTCATCGGAGATCAGGTCATCGAGGACGGCAAGCTGAGGACGCTTACCCATTTCCTTGGCACCACGCACCCCTGTCTTGGCCCCGTACCCTTTGATGATGAAGAGCTTGCCGTCTGCGTTCTCGAACTCCCACCGGATATCGGTGAAGTGGATCCGAGGAACGTACTGCTTCAGGAACTCGGAGTTATCCCAACGGAACTCCAGGTTCTTGCGCATGTTCTTCACCCCGTTCTCGATCGAGTCCGAGACATAGAGCGCAAGATCGACCAGACCAAAGCCAGGAATCTCACCGTAGGTAGCGATGTACAGAAAGAGGTACTCACCCATCAGGGTGGTCTTGGCAACACCACGGTGGCACAGGTTGATTACCCGCTTACTTCCTTGGGTGATCGTATCCAGCATGTAGTAATGGACCAGAGGGGTCTTGTGTTCTTCCCCCTCCTTGCCATTGACCAGCTTGATGAAGGTTACGAACTCCAGTGCAAAGTCACTGGGCACATAGTCAGCAGGCACCTCATAGCTGATGTTGTTGAGGTAATCCTCGACCTTCCATGGCGCTAGAGCCTCTGCAACTGGGTCCGACATCACAGCTCTTTATTACTAGCGAGGCGTTCTTTCAGTGCGTATCCCATCAGCGGCCAGATTTTCTGGACAGCGTTCTGACGGGCGATCTTGCGACCAAGCTCGGCATCAAATCTCTCAGCGTCGGCACAGTACGATTCGCCGGTCACGGTGAAGCCGTTGCGCAGCACGAGGACGCAGAAGGTCAGCAGCTCCAGCGGCGCAGGGACCGGCAGCGGCTCGTGCGCGTGGCCATTAGGGTCGTAGCACGGACTGTTGCGATAGCCGTCTGCCGCCGTAAAGTAGACCTCCCCGGTGATATTCGCCTCGATGTCATCCGGCGTAACGCGCGGTGCAGTCAGCCTCTTGGCCTGGATTTCCTGCTCGATCTGCTGATCATTCATTTTCTATTTCTCCTTGATTACATTAAAAGACGTGCAAGAGACTGCTGCAGTGACACCCCACCCCCATAGGCAACCGCTTCCGGATTACCGTAACGGGCCATACCTGCCATACCCGCTTCCTGGTTCATCGGCTGTGCAACAGGAGCTTCATTCACCGGAGCAGGAACCTGTGCCAACACTTGCGGAGGCGAACCCGGAACACCCAGTCGGGCCATCACTGCCTGACTGTACTTGGGTCCTTCCCCATAGCTGGCCAGCCCTTGCTCGAGACTTCCTGCCCTACGTGCTCGAGCTGCCAGGTACTCACCTGCAAAGCGGACCTGTTCAGGCAAGCTCTTGTCCTGCAGGGGCTTCACCCCATAACCAGGATCAGCAGCGGTCGATTCCAGAATCCCGAAGGGACCAAAGGCGGTAGAGACTTTGCCCGTGTGCTTGGCCACCCGACGACCATCCGGACCTACTGGATAGTGGTAAGCCGATGGATCTTGCAGATACTTGGAGTTACCCCCGATCTCCTGCTGCATCACAGCAGCCATGGTTCCCGTAGGGAACCCGTGGCGTTCGTCTGCTTGAGCCAGGAGCTGCATCACCTCTGCAGGCGCACTGAACCCCTGCTTCATGCGTAGCTCTCGTCTCGAGGCCGCACGTGCAATGTGATGGACCACATCACCGCTAGGAACACCAGCAAACAGGCCGCCCATTTGGCCAACACGCTGTCCAGACCCTGAAACAGCCAAAGGACGGGAACCGTAAAAACCCCGGCCACCATAAGACCCACGATTAGGGCTAGTACCCCAGTAGCTACCTTGTCAAACATCAGTGCACCTTCATTCCTTCGTGCAGCTCAAGGAGATCGAACCCATTACCACACGACACATTGATCTGAGAGGCGATCTCCACCGCCCGTTGAGCCGAGGCACCACACAGCAATGCACCCCAGGCTGCTTCGGCCCCTGCACCAAAAGCACACACCGAATCTTCGATCTGGAATGGCGTAGCAGAGGCTGAATAGACCCACACCGTACCGTCTGCCTTGACGACGACCAGATCCGTCTCGCCATCACTGAGTGCAGAATCAGGGAAGTAGTCAGGATCAGCGCCATTGAGATACCACTCACGCAGCTCATTTCCAACAGAGAGCGTTCCGCAGATTCCCACAAGTTCATCCCCTACCCGGGCGATCTTGGTCACTGTCGCCTTCATCATCCCTGCACAGGCCAGCCGATCAGCAGCCAGCGTCTTTCCATCCCAAGCTAGAACAGTCATGTATTTTCCTTAAAGAGTGATAGTGGTTTCAGGCACGATCTTCTTGACCGTATCTTGGAGAACAGTGGTGAGGGAAACAGGGCTTCCATCCAGATCCACTTGGGTTGCGTACATCAATCGAACCAGGTGCAATCCCTCTGAAGGAAAAGACACTCCAGTAAAAGTAACTGATCCATTTGTACCGGCACTATTTGCAGAAGGCCCTACTGCAGGCACAACCACAGGGTTATTGAAAAGCTCTTCAGTACAGTCTTCCACATTTACTACTTGAAGATGGAACTTCAGAGGATCAGTCATTGAAGCCCTTGAAGGTTTCAAGGTACAGACTACATTGGCAGTACCATCCACAATGAACTTCATTTGACTTCCTTGGCTTCGCCTTCGATAACAAGGCGGCTATGAGCCACCTCCTGTGCATTCATTGCACCAGCTTCCAGCATCATCCTCTGCTGACGGGCCAGCTCCATTGTCGTGGCCCTCAGTGCAGCAATAGCACTGTCTTCCTTGACGCCAATCTCCAGCTCAACCTTCTGCGTCTCAGGCATCTTCAAATGAGTCAGCAAAGAGTTGGCGGCATCGCTACGCACCTTCTCACTCTTGGCTCCCACCATCAGTTCAGCCTGGACATTCAAAGCCTTCTGATACAGATCCTGGTTCAGAACATAACTCGGAATCAGAGTCTGTTCCATGATGAGATTAACCAGCTTGCTCTTGTTGTATGCAGTGACATAAGAAGCAATGTCCTTAGGCAAAACCCCTTGAGCAGTAAAGCGAGCAATCTTATCCGGGAAGGTCTTGCTATACGCCTCGATATTGGTACAGCCCATCAGCTTATGACTGACGTACTTTACTGCACTGATGTAGTCAGTAACCTTGAACCGACCATCAGACATTACTCGAGTGTAGCTAAGCAGATTATCCCGATACGCCTCATACATATCAGGATCTGAAAGGGTAGTGTTGATCTGGTCAATCAGTTCTTGATTAACAGACTTCTTCACTTTATCAGGCAGTGCTTGCCTGAACTGATCAACTGTAAGTGCGGACATACCTTCTTCTTCAAATTGAATGGGCTGAATAGTACGACAAGAAAGAAGAAGTTAACAGAGATAAATAGGAAGAAGGTCCGCAGGTTTTCTGGAATTTTATAATTTGGGTACGGTAGGGGACAGTACCCAAAACTTTTTCCAAAAAATCATAATTGCTTACGGTAGCAGGACTGACACTCTCGGGCTTCAAATCCCGAGTACCCCCCCCCACTTCTCCGCTCAACGATTTACCCCATACCTACCCCACCCTCGTTGTGCCACTGCTTCTCTCGCTGTGCTCATCCCTTGGTCCTTCGGACCCGGACTGGATGGTTCGATCACCCATCTATCACCGTTAATTCCTATAGGAGAAATAGATCATGTTTACCTCCATCATCAACGCCATCGTTGCCATCATGACCTCGCTTACCACCTCCGCAGGTGCACTCAACAAGGTTGCCATCTCCCTGGACAACCTCGCTACTGTCGCTGAACAAACCAGTGCGGGATACGTTGACGAAGCCAGAGCGGACCGTGAAATCGCTCAGATGAAACGAGCAAAGGAACGAGCCAAGGCATTGGCTGAACTCCAAGCTCAGTAACAACCAGCCACCCTTCGGGGTGGCTTAAACCCCTCATACACAAAACACAATACACAACAGAGATAGTCCATCTAAATAGAAAGAGACACTCAGTTGACTCCAGTTATGTCCTTCGGACTTGAAGTGGAATGAGGCGCATCCTGCGCTCTTATGAACTTAGTCTGGAGACTCTCATGGAAAATACCATCCTCAAAGCAGCAATGAGTTGTGCCGCACTGATGTTCAGTGTGGTCTTCTTCATCAGTGGAATGGACTGGATAACCGAAGGCTACGGCCTTCATCCGCTGATCTCGTTTCCCATGATGCTTATCTGCATCCTACTGGCTCTCCTCATCTCATTCAGTGAGGACGTTAGTGAAAAGGAGCGGAA